CCGTCACCATGGGCATGCACGCCGACAAGGCGCAGCGCATCATGGACGGCGAGCACCACCAGCCGGTCCTGAAGGCTCCGAAGACCCAGGACTTCGCCCACCTCATCGAGCACGGCGGGTACGAGCCGCAGACCGACGAGGAGAAGGCGTCCGGTGCCGAACCCAGGCTGAGCGGCCGGGTGGTGGTGGACCGTCATGCCCTGTCCGTGGCGGCCGGGCGCCGGATCACCGACGTCGAGAACGATGCCCACCAGGGGTTCCCGGGCGCGGCCAGCGGCAAGCATGCGCGGCACTACTACGAGCACGCCGCCAACACCTACCGCAACGCGGCTGCTGCCATCTCTCAGAAGGAGGGCAAGCCGGTCGCTGCGCACCAGGTGCAGGCCGTGACCTGGCTGGTGCGCCAGCGTCTCAACACCGGCGAGGACCAGGCCAACGCGAACGCGAACGCCAAGAACCTGGGGTCGGGGCGCAACAAGGCCGAGGAGAACATCAAGGGCCACTGGAAGGACTTCGCGGGCCAGCACACGCCGGAGCTGAAGGAGCAGGGCAACTCCCACGTCTCCAAGCTGCTGGCGGACGCTGACGACATCGAGGAGGACGGATCAATCCGGGTCCGTGCCTACGGGGAGATCAAGGCCCCTGCCGACGTCGACACGCTCCGCGAGGAGAACTGCCCGGTCTGCGGGGACAAGGACACGTTCGACGGCATCCAGTGCCAGATCTGCGGGTTCATCAACCCGCCGGAGCAGTTCCGTGACCCGGACCTGGACAAGGCCAAGCAGCTCGACCTGCGCAAGCAGATCGTCGACCCCTCGCTGATCGACAACAACGGCGAGCTGCAGCGGGTCAACGACGACGGCACCGGCATGCCGCAGCAGGACGGCGAGCAGCCCGGCGAGGAGCAGCAGCTGGGCCCGGACGGCCAGCCGCTGGACGAGGGCGACCCGCAGATGGTCGACCCCGAGCAGCTCGACGAGAACGGCCTGCCGCCGTCCCCGTTCGGCGACCAGGCGCTCGACGGCACCCAGCAGTCGGGCCCGGCCGTCTCTGACCGCAACGGCGACGGCATGATCCAGCCGGACGAGATCGACCCGGACGGCAACGTCAACGCCCAGCCGCAGATGATCGACCCGGGCCAGGGAGGCCAGGTCGGTCCGCGTGATCTGCCCGGCTGGGGCAAGGACCACACGGGCCTGCCGTTCTGGCCGGGGCCGGACATGCCCGACCATCCCGGTGAGCCCGACACCCCGGACGACAAGCTCGGCCAGGGCGACGACGATGCGGCCCCGCACGGCCGGATGCCTACGCCGATGGTCGGCCAGCCCGGCGACGGTGTCCCGGACCTGTTCTGCCCGTCCTGCGGGTTCGGTTCGGACGCCACGGCGCCGCAGACCCAGGACATGGGCAACCCCGGCGGCGCGGGCGACGGAATCGTCTCCGGCGACGTCTGCCCGAGCTGCCAGCGGTCCCAGCTCCTGACCCCGGGCGAGATCAACTCGAACTTCTCGAAGGCGCCTGCTGTCGAGCACACCCCGTGGAGCTGAAGCAGTGAAGACGCCCACGGCCGCCGCCGTGAGCCCGCCTCAGAAGGAGTCCCAGTATGAGCCGACCGCTCATGGCAGCACTGCAGGCCCAGCAGCTCGTCGTCGATGACCAGCGCAAGCGGCTGGCCGTGCAGGCTGCTCAGATCGCCGTCCAGGGTCAGCAGATCGCGCTGATCGCCCGACTGGCCGGTGTCACCGACGAAGTCGCGGCCCTGGCCGGGCCGGTGACCAAGACGGCCGACATCGCCAACCCGGCCCAGCCGTTCCCTGACGGGCCGGAGCAGGCTGCGTCGGAGTCGACCGAGCAGGCCGCGACCCCCGAGACCAACGACGACGTGAGGAGCCCGGGTCAGACCGGCAACTCCACCTCCGGTGTTCCGGCCGCAGCGACCGACACTGCGCTCACCCCGGGCGGCACGCTCCCGGCCGAGCCGTACGGGAACCTGCAGGACGTCACCTCGCCGGTCTCCGGTGTCAACACCGGTCAGATCCCGCTGGACTCGACCCGTATCGAGTCCGACGTCCGCGTCGGCGACGCGGCCAACTGGGACACCGCGTTCCCCTGGACCATCAGCCCGAACGAGTCCAACAAGAACCCGGTGGGCACCGGCGAGATGGCCGGTTCCAGCGGAGGCCCGTCGCGTACGCACGCGTGCCTGCGGCTGGCGCGCCTGCAGATCCAGGCCGGTATCGCCTCTGGTGACGACCTCACCGTGTCCGCACGCCTGGAGGCTGACCCCAGCTTCACCGACGAGCTGATCAACCGTGAGATCGGCACCCTGGACCGCGTCATGAAGGCTGCGTCCGCCCGTACCGCGCCGTCCGGCGCCCGTGTGGCGGCCCGCAGCGCGGAGCGTGTGGCGCCGTCCCTGGTGGCCCAGGCGACGGCCTCGGCGGCCCCTGTCGGCAGTGACGAGAGCCTTTCTGACCTGTTCGAGTAACCCGCTGAATGCGAAGGGCCCGACGGCTTTCGTCGGGCCCTTTTGCATGTCTCCAGAAATTCCTTCCGGTTGGGCACTGTCTCACCCCCTATTGCCCGCGCCTAGAGGGTGAAGACGGCCTGCCGGTCCCGGCGGCCAGCCGAGACCCACTGGAGGGCGGAACACATGATCCGCGTGCGGGCAAACCTGGCCCACATCAAGCGCACTCTGCGCCCGCTGTACGCCTGGACCCAGGCAACCCCCGCGTCTGTGTTCCTGGACCCGGCGTGGGACCGCAGCATCCCGATCTACCCCGGCATGGTGCTGTCGCAGACGGCCGGAGAGACCGTCAGCCTCATCGGCGCCTCCGGCATCCCGTACGGCCTCGCCGGTGACTACGTCGGCGGCGACGGCTTCGACCCGCTGCTGGACGTCGGCGTCAACGCCACCTCCGTCTGGATCCTCGGCTCGGACGCGCAGTTCGAGGTCCTGGCCCCGGCGTTCGACGACACCCAGGCGTGGACCGAGCCCACCGCGACCACCGAGAAGCTCGTCTACGCGATCACCGCCGGTACCGGCCGAGGCAAGCTCGCGCTCGCCACGAACGGCGCTGTCGCAACCGCCATCTCGACGATCGCGGTCGGCCGCCTGCTCAAGGTCAACTCCCCGTCCAAGATCACCATCGGCGGCCTGCGCTAACGCGCCTGAGCCGAGCGAGAGGACTCAACTCACCATGACCGCAGCGCCCGCCGCCACGGGACACGTCCGCACCGCGAAGAAGTCGGACGACTACGTCGCCGAGATCCTCGCCCGGCGTGAGTCGCGTGGCAATCAGCCGCTCTCCTTCGAGGCCAAGCGCCAGCGCCTCCAGGCCGTCGCCTCCGACTCCGTCAATGGCATCAAGCGCCTTGGCGTGGGCATGATCGGCCCCATCCAGCTCAAGCTGCGCTACCAGGGCATCACGCGCAACGTCCTCGTCGAGGACCCGTGCACCCCTGGTACGCCGGTCGAGTACGACGTCTGGGATGACCTCGGACAGGCGTACATCATGTCCGGCACGGACGGCGAAGTCCGGATCACGCCCTTCGAGGGCAAGCGCATCCAGGTGCGCTTCTTCCGCATCGCGAGCCGCCCGGCGATCCGCAAGGAAGACCTGCTCTACCTGCGCATCAACGCAGTCGAGCAGGCCCAGGACGAGACCAAGCAGGCCATCCTCAAGCAGGAGGACAGCAGGCTCGTCACCATCCTGCAGGCCGCGATCTCCGACTACGCGGGCCGGAGCGACCACACGGTCACCCCGAACCACGTCATCAACGAGGCGTCGGGCTACCTGACCCCGGGCTCGCTGTACTCGGCCGTCTCCATGACGGACATGCACGAGCTGCAGTCCAGCCGGATCCTGATCAACCCGATGGACTACCGGGACATGTACCGGTGGGACATCAATCAAACCGGTTGGGCGTTCAAGGACAGGGTCGTCGCGGGTGAGACCATCACCTCGTTCGGCGAGTTCCAGATCCAGCGCTCGATCGTCATCCCGCAGGGGCAGACGTTCCTCACGCCGGACCCCCAGTTCCTGGGCGTTTTCCCGGTTTTGTACAGCTTGGATGTCGAGGAAAACCACCGGGTCGAGAGCTTCTGGAAGGGCTGGGTGTTCGACGAGATGGTGTCGATGCTCATCCTGAACCCGCGCGGTCTGGCCAAGATCGTCAAGAGCTGACCGGACGCGGTACGCTCACAGAAGGCCCCCTCCATGTCGACTGGAGGGGGCCTTCGTGATGCCCACAGGGAATCGGAGGCTGCCGCCATAGGCCCATTGTCTTCCAGCCCGTGGGCGTTCTGGCTGGTGACAAGTGTGAGCCCTGGGCCCCCGAAGGGGTCCAGGGTCACCGCCGGGCGTGGCGCTCGGTGTGTCGTCTGGCGGGTGACATATTCTCACCTTGACACATTCGGGCCGTAGTTGGAACCCCACCATCCGTGATTCTGCCCTCTGATGACAATTTCAGCCACGATCACTGTCTCCAGACCCGTCCGCATCCCTAGGGGGTGAGGAGGGTTTGTGGTGGGCCCTCTGCGCGGCTCCGTTCTCCGGCCGCCGACACTCAGCCCCCGGGTTCCCCCTTCCCGGGGGCTGAGTGCTGTCTGGGGTGGTGCTGGCCCCCTCAAGGGATGACGGAGGCCCCGTCCCTGATCGAGGAGGCACCATGCCTGTCCAGCAGCTCCAGGTTTCCAACCCGTCGAAGAGCGTCACGGTCGTGACCCCGGACCCCGACAAGCCGAAGTCGTACCTGCGCTTCGAGCCCAAGGGTGACGAGGCGGGCGGCGACATCCAGTTCGTCAGCCGCGACACCGCGCTGCTGGCACCGTTCGTGCGCGCTGTGCGCAACGGAACGCTGGTCATCGACGACGACATCGCTGCGGACCCGGAGCTGCTGCGCGTACTCGGCACCGTCAAGGAGCACCAGCCGGAGGACCAGAAGCCGCTCACCGCGATCCGCGTGGTCAGCGAGTGGGACGAGTCCGACGAGTCCTACAAGGCCGTCGACAAGCCCCTCCGTGTCGTCATCGAACCCCTCTTCAAGGCGTGAGTCCCATGAGCATGAGAGATCACGAGCGGGCGCTGCTGGTCACCGGCACGTTCGACACATCCGGCGTCGGCGGCAGCCCGTACGCGAACCTCGACCAGGTCGCCGTGGCCTTCGGCGCGGAGGTCCACGAGGGGGACGACATCCCCCAGGAGGCGCCTGTCAAGGCATCTCCTGAGCCGGAGCAGAGGGAGGCCGAAAACGGCCCCTCTGAGCCGGTGGAGGAAGCCCCCGCCGTCGTGGAGGAATCTCCCACCGTCGTGGAGGAAGCCTCGGCCGTCGTGGAGAAGCCCGCAGCCCGCGTCAAGCGCGCCCCGGTCAAGAAGGCGCAGGCGCCCGCGCCTGCTGACAAGTAAGGAGAAGGGCTGCGATGGCCGCGACTGACCAGACCGGTACCTACCAGACCGACGGCTCGATCGGCACCAAGGGTCAGCCCGGCGCTGCTCCCAGCCCGGTCTCGCAGCCCCAGACCGACGGCGCTGGCGCCGTGGACGCTCGCGGCTGGGCACCCACCGCGACCGGCATCTCCGGCACCAGGGACACCCTGTCCGGGACCGTCATCGACAAGCAGCAGCCCTACAAGGCGCCGTCGGCGCCCCCGGCGGCTGCCATCAAGGACACCACGCTGACGGACTCGCCCGTCGGCAACGGGCTCACCACGGTCGTCAACCCGGCGCTGTGGCTGTCCGGCACCACGGACACGGCAGCGTTCGGTGCCGTGCCCGCTGGCACCACGACCGTCCCGGCCGCCCCGAGCGCGCCCACGGCCGTCGCCGGGGACCGCTACATCACGGTCTCCTGGACGGCGGTGGCCAACCCGGGCGCCGACGCCAAGGTCACCCAGTACGTCATCGAGTCGGACACCGGCGGCCACTTCTACGCGCCCGCCAACGCGACCTCCGTCCGGTTCGAGAACCTCAAGGGCGGCCAGGGGTACAAGTTCAGGGTCGCGGCCTCGAACAAGAACGGCGACGGCCAGTTCAGCCCGTTCTCGGCGTCCGCCGTCGTCCCCGGCAACGAGGACGAGGTCCGGCCCGTGGCGCTGGCCGCCGACAACGCGGCCAACCCCATCTACCGGCAGGACGGCACCATCGTGCCGGGCTCGTACGGGGCGCCGACCGCGCCCGGCAAGCCCACCGTGGCGGCCGGTGCGACGACGACCGCCAACGTCACCTGGACGGCGCCGTCGACCGGACAGCCGTCCGGCGGCTACGACGTCACCGCCTCGACGGGGCAGAAGGTCCACGTCGGCCCGTCGCTTCTGACGGCCAACGTGCCCGGCCTGACGCTCTCGAACGTCATCACGTTCACCGTCACCGCGATCGGCCAGCTGCAGAACACCACTTCACCCGCGTCGAACGCGTACACCGTGGTCTGAGTTCAGCTGGTCTAGCAGCCCCGTCCCACGACTCTGGGACGGGGCTGCTTGCTGTTCGGGCCCACCTCACGGCCGCCAAGGGGCGAAGGCGACATGAGGAGAGGGCGGCGATGTCCGGTACGACACCACGGCTGGGGCTGAAGACGTGGGATCAGTCTGATCCTTTCCTCCGCCAGGACTTCAATGACAACAACGGCAGGCTCGACACCTACCCGGGCACCTACATCTGCACGTCCGGCTCCCGGCCCGCCTGGGGCGGCGCACAGACCGGCCTGCGCATCTACGAGACCGACACCCGGCGCGAGCTGGTGTGGACCGGCACCGCGTGGCGTGCGCTCCTCGACGCGCCGCCGGTCTGGACCGGCTACGTGCAGCCGCAGGTCGCCATGGGCAAGGACGCGCATGTCTACTACAAGATGGCCACCTTCACGGTGAACCGTCCGGGCGCGCTGCTGGTGCACCTGGAGGTCGAGGTGACCTGCCAGTCCATCTACACCGCGAACTTCGCGGCTCGCGCCCAGGTGGACGGCGCCGACTCCCACATCGGCAGCACCGCGTCGTACATGCGTGTACAGCAGACGAACACCTCCGGTGCGGGCTGGTCGCGGCACTTCATGATGGGTGCTCAGGGCCTGCGTACGGTCGGCGTCGGGTCGCACAACTTCGGCATCCACTTCTACACGTCGCCGACGTCGACCACGTCCTCCGTGTCGGTCGAGCTGTCGTCGGTGCGCGGCTACGCGATGCTCGTCAACTCCCAGGACACGTGATGTCGGCCGACGAGTACACCGACCGGGCCTACGTCTCCCGCTACGCGGCGGGAGACTTCGGCCTGCAGGTCATGCGCGAGGGTGTGCCGGGCGATGCCGACGGCGACGTCACCGTGGCGCTCCTGCATGACGACGATTCCCAGACGCCGGTGTTCTCCCGGACGGCCGTCCACCCGGGCGTCGGCCAGTACTCGGTGCGCCTGTCGTCCAAGGAGACGGCCGAGCCCGGCCCGTACGTCCTGGTGTGGACGTACGGCATCGGCGA